ATAAAAGACCAAAGTATCAAACGAGGTTTTATGAAATCTGGTGACACTCTTTCTAAAAAAACAGGATTAAAAGTAGGAGAAAGACAAAGAGATTATTCTAATCCTTTATTTCTAAAAAGAATAAGTGATGCAAGATTAGCAAATATTGCACAAGGCGAAGGGATGAATTTAGTTGGCTACAATGCTGCGCGTGCACAACAAGCAGCTAACAATCCATCTTTAGTTGCAGAAGGTTTAGAAGGACCATTGAGAGCAGCTATGGCTCAAATAAGCACACCACTTCGTGATGATACAGCTTTAGTAAAAGGTGCATTGTCACAATATAGATCTGACCTTGGATATTACGATTTGACTAAAAAACAAATGGAAGATTTGTTAAGTTCAACAAATGTAAAAAAATATGTTGACACTGCTAAACTATATAAACCTCAACTTAACAAAGTAGTAAATCAAATAGCTAGTTTTAAAACTGATCAAAATCAACCAACAAAAGATCTTGTTAATTTGATGACAAGTTATGCAAATTTTATGGGCTCTGATCCTAGATATCATATAAAAAGAGGTTTTACATTTGGTCACCCTTCTGGCATTGGTGCAAACCTTGATTACTATTTAAGAACAGGTGATCAAACAGCAAAAATGTTGTCGAGAGATCCAAGATTTTTAACAAAGATGCAACCTGAACTAGGACCTTTAAACGTTGCAAAAGAAACAATAGATCGTGGTATACTAGCTGCACTCGAGAGCACTCAAAACAAAGTTACAAAAAAAGGATTAGCTGAAATGCGTAAATTGTTTGACATGTCAGGATTACAATCAATTTTACCTGGTCAAATATACAAGAAGATGTATTTAGGAACTAACAATCCGGAATTACAAATGGAGTTTCTACGAAAAGCAATAAAAGTAGGATCAAAACCTTTTGGTAAATTAACACAGAAAGATATACAAAACATAATGTTTGGTAAGAAAAAATTAAGCGACTTTGGTTTTAACCGTGGTGGCATAGCGAGTTTATTAGAGTAATGGTTTTAGCTAGAGTATTAGGACCATTACGTCAGTATGCACCTAAAGTTGCAGCACCAAAGGGTAAAGGGTCTGCTAAAAAACTAGATATGAGCGCTAAGCCGTTCACTGTTTTTGATGAAAAAGGTCTTCCAATAAAAGATTTTGCTGATTTCAAAGCTGCTCAAAAATTTATAGAAAAAGAACCAGCGTATTCAGTTGGCAATACACCTAAACCAGGTGCAGTTGATACAGGAAAAAACGCTCCAGCATTATTTTACAAGTCCAGAGAGGCGTTAATTGACGCTCCTATGGAGAAAATGTCAGCAGATAGGTGGTTAAACTACCTAAATGCCAAAGGAATTAAGAAATCTGAGCTTTCAGATACGTCGCTTGGGCCTTTTTTACAGTCTCAAGGCACAAAAACCTTTACAAAAGCCGATATAATCAAAGAATTTGACGAAATTTCACCAAAATTAAGCGTCTTGGCCCTTGGACAACCGGGATCTAGAGGTATTTTAGCAAATATGGTCAAAAATTTGCAAAAAGTAGACCCAAAAGCTGAAGATCCACGTGTAGGAGGTTTTTTATCCTACCTTCGTGACTCATTGCCAGGCATAATTCGTGAAGAAAAGATAAATCAACAGGCTTTAGATAAAGTTGCAGCAAATGTAGATCAATATATGCAAAAAGTTTTTGGTATTAAGAGCGCTTTGAATGAAGGTGTGGCACTAACCTCACCTGTACCTTTTAAAGTTCGTGAACCACTTATAAATTTAGCAGCGGCACTTGATAGACGTGGCGTTGGCTTAAAACCAGAAGATGTTGCGCGTAGACCTAACTATGCAGGACAACAAACATTACCAGGTGGTGATAATTACCGTGAATTTTTGTTTAAATATGAACCTGGCAAACTTAGAACTGGTGAACCAACATATACCTATGCACATGATTTTGGATTAACATCATCACAAAGAGCTGGTGGTGTTGTACATGCACGTGTGTCAGATAGAACGGATGAGTTCGGTAGAAGACTGATGTTTGTAGAAGAAATACAATCAGATATGCATCAACCAATACAACGTGCATTAAGAGAAGCTAAAATTACAGGAAGCAAACCTGATCGTTCACAAAGTTATGCTTATCGTCAAGATATGCCACCTCCACCAGAGTTGGCAGCAAACAAACAACAATTAGACCTAATAAATCTTAAAATAGAAAATTTATTAGCTACAAATCCTCGATCACCTGCACTACCTAAATTAAGACAAGAACGTGAGAAAATTAGAGTTATTATTGCTGAGTCTATGACCAAAGAAGGTAAACAAGGTGGTGATGTAGCCATGGGTCCTTTTCAAACATCAAAAGAATACATGGAGTTTGTTGCAAAGTATTTAGTACGTGTAGCAAAAGATGGTGACTATGATGGTGTAGCGTTTTCAACACCTGCAATAAAAAATCGTAATTTATCGCCAGGTGGTAGAGATTACCAAGGTAATATTGCTGCGTATGGTCCTATACTGAACGGTGCTTTAAAAGAAGCATCCAAAAAAACAGGTGCAAATTTGTTAAATACTGTTATAAAGGATGACAGGGGTAGAGTTTTTGGGCAAGTCAAAATGTTAAATCTCAAAGATAATAAAAACGTAGGAAATAGTTTTTCTGCGTATGCGAAGGGTGGAATAGTAAATGGTAGATAAAACAAAAAACCAAATAGATAAAGCTTTAGACGCAGTAGAAAAAGCGTTAGACATAGAACCGGTAGGCGAAGAAATACAATTTGAAAAAAATGTAAGCTTTGATGGTTTTGAAATACAAGAAGATGGAAGTGCAGAGATTGTTGGTGAACAGCCAATAGATCAATCACAAATTCCTTTCGATGCAAATTTAGCAGAATACATTGATGAAGACAGTTTAACCAAGTTTGCTGGAGACTTGGTTGGTGATTTCGAAGGTGATAAAGAGTCACGTAAAGATTGGGAAGATACCTATATCAAAGGGCTCGATATGTTAGGCTTCAAGTATGAAGATCGAACACAACCTTTCGAAGGTGCGTCAGGGGTCGTACATCCCTTATTGGCAGAATCTGTTACGCAGTTTCAAGCCCAAGCTTATAAGGAACTCCTCCCCCCAAGCGGCCCCGTTCGCACACAAATAGTTGGTGATACTACACCAATGGTAGAACAACAGGCAGAGCGTGTAAAAGAATATATGAACTATTACATTTTAAATGTAATGGAAGAGTATGATCCTGAAATGGATCAGTTGCTATTCTATTTACCACTATCTGGTTCTGCATTTAAAAAAGTTTATTATGATCAAATACTAAAACGTTGTGTAGCAAAGTTTGTGTCAAGTGAAGATTGTGTCATTAATTATGCAGCTACAGATCTAGAACAAGCTGAAAGAATTACACACGTTGTAAAAATGTCATCAAACGAATTAAGAAAATTGCAAGTGTCTGGTTTTTACCGTGATGTGCCAATCACATCTGGATCAGTTAGCACAAGCGATGATGTTATAGATAAGGTAAACGAGTTGGATGGTGTCAGTGCTTCTAATGAAGATGATGAACATGTAATTTTAGAAATGCACGTTGATGCTGACGTACCAAACTTTGAAGATACGTCTGGTGTAAAATTACCATACGTTGTTACAATAGATCAATACTCATCTACAATTTTATCTATACGTAGAAACTATGAACCAAACGATCCTAATTTTAAAAAGAAACAATATTTTGTACACTTTAAGTTCCTCCCTGGATTAGGCTTTTATGGATTTGGCTTGATTCACATGTTAGGTGGGTTGTCAAGAACTGCAACGAGTGTTTTGCGACAGTTAATTGATGCAGGTACTCTTGCCAATCTACCAGCAGGATTTAAAGCACGTGGCATGCGTATACGTGATCATGACAATCCTTTACAACCAGGAGAGTTTAGGGACGTTGATGTAACAGGACAATCAATAAAAGAATCTTTGTTACCACTTCCATACAAAGAACCAAGCCAAACATTATTTGCATTACTTGGTTTTGCTGTTGATGCAGGAAAAGCATTTGCTGCAATAGCAGATATGAAAATGGGTGAAGGTAATGAACAGAATCCTGTAGGCACAACTCTTGCACTATTAGAACGTGGTACAAAAGTTATGAGTGCAATACAAAAGAGATTACACTTTTCACAAAGAAAAGAATTTAAACTATTAGCAAACTCAATCAAAATGTTTACACCACCTGAGTATCCATACCAGGTTATCGGTGGCAACAGAATGATTAAACAAACTGATTTTGATGATCGTGTTGATATTATACCTGTTAGTGATCCAAATATATTTTCTATGTCACAACGTGTTATGTTGGCA